GTGTCACTGTCGGTGGCACCATTGCCATAAAAAACTCAATCACCATAATCAACCCCTTGCCAAGTTCTAGTTTCCGGATTGTATTTTATAAATTCTGATTTTCTTCCCCCTGACTTATCTGTAATTTTGTCATATAGCCACTGACGTACTTCCGGTTGTTTTACAATCCAGTCCATGACCTCGCTGTTCATAATGTCATATTTTTCTCCAGTCACATGATGTAATGGTGGCATATGCCTTAAGCAATTAAGTCTTTCGTTTTTAGGTCTATTCATAAACCATACTTCCTTTCATTTTTCCCCTGCTCTAGGTTTGGTGCCCTCTGTGTCTGTGGGGTGGGTGGTCGTCGTGCTTGGCTTCCGCACGACTACCTACCCCCGCATAGAGGGGTGCGCTACACCACTATACGTAGTATAGGTCCGGCGCACCCCTTTTGGCGCACTGCGCGGGACTGCACCAGACCCAGGTCATGCGCACCGTGCGCCAGACCGTAAATTTCTGGTTCAGCGCACCTGCGCATGACTGCACTAGACTGCGCCGTTTTTCTGGTCTGGCGCACCCTGTTTTTCCTTTCTTCTGATATACATTTTGTTATCAGCTCCCTGATATTTTTCATAATGATCTGCCAGATCTTTCTTCCTTTTATTGCTGTCCCCTAACCATGAAAGCAGGGTCCTTGATGATGTATCAAGCTTATCTGCAAGCTCCTGGGCAGGCACCTCACGGCCCTCAAATTCAATGTTGGCAAACTCTACTTCAAAGGAACTGAGCTTTTTTTCCTTCGCTTTTTGAGCCAGTTCTTTTCTCTTTTCCGCTGCCTTTTGCCAAAGCGGTTTCTCCGTCTCTGGCTCAATATCACTCAAGATCCCTACCTGATCAATGGTATGGACCGGATAATTGAACCAAGCATTGACTGCCGGAAACTTCGGGAACTCTCTTAAAGTGCCTTCAATACGCCACGCTGTAACACTCCTGGCCCTTATCCTGGCTGCTTCCACCATCTTCTGAAGGTTTGCCCACTGCCACACATCCAGCTTGTTTTCGCAGTAATTGAGCATCTGGTAACTGCTGCAAAGATCATCCTGGGACAGGTCATCTTCCCATTTAAAATGGGAGTCCAGATACTGTTTGCACGCTTCACATACAGCTTTATTCTCTTCCTGTTTCAGAGCCTCTTCGGAC